GTGGAGTGACACCTACTCAAAGAATACTATTAATGGGAGGTTCGGTAAACGCTGTAGTTGGTGATGAACTTGAGGGAATGTGGATGGCGCCAGTTACTAAGGAACCTATACATCTATCCCTTAGAACGGAGGGCAAAGAAATAAAAGGCAAAAAAGGCGTTTTTGTAATCCCTTATGGCAAAGTTTCAGCAAGAGATCAAGGCACAATTACTAAGGACGGACTACCTGCTATTGAGGTCACGATAACCGCCAATACGCCGGTATCCGCCGCTGGAGTTCAAGGCCCACCATACGCATATGGAAGTATCGCCGTAGTATAAAAAATAATCTCGTATCTATCGTGAAAGCCCTATCTGCCTTTGAGTTGGTAGGGCTTTTTTAAAACCAACAAATGAGCGACGTTAAAAAACTTCTTGAATCGGTAATACAGAACCCCAGTACATATACAATAGATGTTCAGGACGGCTCAATGTTACCGGAAAACCTAAAGGATAAAAAAGAACTTTCATTCAATGTTAAGCCGCCTTCGATGGGTACGCTTGCGCGTTGTGGGATATTAATGCAGGAATTGCCAGAATCCCTTTTAAATCTTGATACTGAGGTTACAACGGTTGAAGTCCTTAAGCATATTGATAAGCTAGTTAAGGTTATCTGCATTGTTAGCCATGGTAAAGAAACGGATTACCCAGAATGGTATGAGCCATTTATAATGCAGAATGCAACGAGTAAAGACGTTTTTGAAGTTTATCGAGAGGTTAGGTTAAAGATGCAGACAGATTTTTTTTTACCCTGTTTCCACATTGCAAGAGACGGAAATCCGATGATGATACACAAAATGAAGAACCCAAACGACTCAATCCTTACGAGATAATAGGGGCGGTTTCGCATTATCACGGTTACACGTTTCACGATATAGTCTGGAATATAAGTTTTCAATCAATGGTACTTTTAAACGCTTCCATACACGCACCGGAATCAGACGAAAAAGAAGATGAGGATATAGATGAAAACGATTTTTTCGCAGTAATAAAACAAAAAACATCTAAATGAGAGAGTTATTTAACTTATTCCTTAGCCGCATAGAGCCAATTCAGAGTGATGTATGTAAAGATTATTGGTACAAGCTAAAAAGGTTAGAGGGAAATTACACCAACGCACAGGCCGCCGCGCTGTTATTTGATAATATAGAATGGATAATAAAAAAAGGGATAGTTAATCCTTCGGAAATAGAAAAAATGGTCAACCATGATTTATTGGCTCAATTTAATATTCACTTCTTTGGCCGCGTAAACTGCAAAGACAATCAATGTATTTTATTTGGTGATGCCATTGCGAACGTTTCGGGGTTTAGCCGCGTAAGAATGTTTGATAATTCCCAATGTTTCGCAGAAGATTCAACATTTATTTCCGCATACGATCAAAGCATGGTAGATGCAAAGAACTGCAAAATATTGGCTTTTGATTCATGCACCGTTAACAGCCGGGGTTTTTGTCTTATAGAAGATTACACCGACGGGAACGGTACATTTAAAATAGACATTAAGAAGGATTTAAAATATTGACAAATGGCAGTACGTGGTGATAATAGTCTTCATTTTAGTTCAGGAATAGATAACAGCGGACTAAAAAGCGGCGTAAATGAGGCCGTTGGATTAGTTGGAAATCTAGCATCCACAATAAGCTCAATAAATCCTTTTGCAGCTTTAGCAATTGGCGCGGCCGGTGCATTTACCGCAATAGCAAATGAAGGTTATCAAATGGTAAAGGCATTTGAATCTGCAATGGCAGAGGTAAAAACCATTGCAGGACTTCCAGAGGGCGAATTTAAAGTGCTATCCAGTCAGGTTTTTGACCTGTACAAACAACTTGGAACGGAACCACCAGAAGCACTTGCGCGGGGCTTATACGACATTATAGGTTCAGGCTATGAGGCATCCGAAGCATTGCAATTATTGGAAATATCTTCCAAAGCAGCAACGGCCGGGGTTACATCTACATCGGTCGCGGCCGACGGACTTACCACGATATTAAATTCATTTAGATTAGAGGTATCTGATGCCGCCGAAATAGCAGACGTTATGTTTGCAACCGTTGACCGTGGTAAAATTTCTTTTGAAGAACTATCTACCCAGATAGCTCAGGTAGCTCCTTTGGCAGCTTCTAGTGGATTCTCTTTTCAGGAAGTTGCAGGGGCAATAGCAACCCTCACAAAACAAGGTACGCCGGGCGCTCAGGCAATGACACAGATAAGGGCGGCCATTCAATCTGCTAATGAGGTGCTAGGTGACGGGGTCGCCAAATCGTTGACTTTCCAAAACGCAATGCAAGCTTTATACGACAAGGCCGGGGGCAGTCAAAACGAACTAAAAAACCTAGTTGGCAGAATAGAGGCGGTTAATGGCGTTTTGGCCATTGCTGGGCCAAACATAAAGGGAGCGACCGAAGATTTAGAGGCCATGAGCAATGCGGCCGGGCTTGTTGATAAAGGTGTTAAAACAATCACGGACACTACCACAAATCAATGGGATATATTCGGAGAAAGAATAAAAGCTCAATCGGAAAGTATAGGTAATACCGTACTTCAAATGAGCAATCTTATAGCTAGCTCATTGAATGATATAATCGAGCCAACCGAATCAGTGGCCGAAAGCGTTCGAAGGGAAGCCAACGAATTTAATGAGCTTAAAAATGCAGTAGAAAGCAGTAACAATTCCTTTGAAGATAAGATTGAAGCCCTTAAGGAAATACAGAAACAATATCCGGAATATCTAAGAAGCCTTGATATTGACAAAATCAACAATGACAATTTAGAGGTTTCGTTGTTAAGGGTTCGTGACGCACTTGCACTTATAAATGATGAGCAGCAAAGGCGTATAAAGTTAAGCGGAGCCGGTGACAGGGTAAATCAATCAGAGACCACATTAGCACAGTTACAATCAAATTTAGAAGCCGAAAGTACTAAATTCTACTCCCTTATAGAAGACCTTAAGGATTTTGCGGCAAAAGAAAATATTGAACTAGATGTTGATTTCAGCAAAGACCCATCCGAACTTGCGGGAGAACTTTTTTTTGAGTTAAGCGATATCTCATTATTCAGCGAAGGTCAGGGCATAATAAATCAGCTTAGCGAGGTCGCAGGATATATTGACGATTACAAAAACAGGGTAAAAGAAGCCAATGTAGAGGTAAACAAGAATGAAGAAAACCTACAAAGGGTAAAACGTGCCACTTACGATAATTTAGAGGGCTATAAGCAGATAGCCAAAGAAGTAAAAGGAATAACAGACTTTAAGAACTTGGAGCCTTACCTCTTATTTGAATATCCGGACATAAAAGAAGCGGTTAAGGCAAGACAAACAATAATAGCCCAACTTTCCACAATTAAAGCCGCCACGCAAATAGAAACTATTGAGCCGTTTCTAAAAAGTGAAATAAAAGAGATTCAGGATTTTGCCGAAAAAAGAAAAAGATTCCTTAATACGGAATATACAGCAACCGGAAGCAGTCAATTAGATGAGGATGCAAAAACATACGCAGACTATCTAAGGGATCAAGAGGAAAAATACAAGGCATATACAGCGGCGGTAGGCCTATTAGGTGAAGAACGCGCAAATTCAGAAAGCCAAAGATTATTACAAGAGGGCAAAGACTACGGGGAGTTCCTTCAAAAGCAATTAGACAAAGCCGTTTCATTTGCGAAACAGACCGATATAGCCGTAGCCGCCGAACGTTCGGGCATTAAAATGAACAGACCGGATGCAGTAGAGCTCACAGAACTTAACGGTATAACCGTTCCGGTTGATTTTGAGATTGACACAACTTCATTGGACGCCATTGAACGAGAAATATCAAGTATTTCCAAAGAAAGGGCAAAAGCTCAAACCGATCAGGAAAGGATCGAAATAAACAAAAGGCTATCGGATAAAGAAAAAGAAAGGGATCGAATACTAGCTCTTTTCGAAGAGCAAAGTGAGGGTTACGAAGAGTTAACCAGAACCATTCAAGGGCTTTCTTTTAAGGAATTGCAGAATAGGGTTAAAAATCTAAAACAGGCACTTAGGAAAGAGTTAGCACTCGAAAAACAGAATGTAGACGCCATTATTGAGCTTCAGGGCAAGATAAAGGAATCAGAGCAGGAAATAGGATCACGGATTCAAAGTGCTGCTCAAAACATAGCAGCTACGTTAAGCAGCCTTGGCAGCATTTTTGCAAAATTCGGTGACGAATCCACAAGTAAATTATTGGGTCAGCTTTCAGAAGTAGCGGACGCAGCCGGGCAATTGGCTGCAGGAATTGCAAGCGGCGACCCGTTCGCAATAGTTGCAGGAGCGGTTAACCTAGTTGATAAATCTATAACCGTTGATGTCATAAGCGACACGGCTAAATTTGAAGCGGTTATAGACGATCTTAACAAGGCCGTAGATCGATTGGATTACACAATATCAAAAGCAAGCGGACAGGACAGGATAGGTAGCAGGCGCGATCAAATAGACGAGCTTGCAAGGCTTGAAGAACAGGCTAACAAAGCAGCAGAAGCAGAAAAAGAAGCTGAAAAGCAGGTTAAATTGTTAGGTATAACCGTAGGTAAAAAAGGAAAAGGTAGCGGAACGGATCAAGCCAAACTAGATGAACTGGCAACTCAGGCAGATGAAGCCCGGCGCAAGGTCGCAGAACTCAAAGAAGAACTTAACCAATTATATACCGGGACCAATGCCCAAAGCATAACCGATAGCATAGTAGAAGGATTCAGAAACGGTAAATATGCAGTTGAGGACTTTGCAGACGACGTTACACGTTTAATTCAAAACGCATTATTGCAGGCGTTCCAGATACAGTACCTAGAAAAAGAGGTCGGTAATTTCTACGATAAGTTTGCGGCCGCAGGCGCGGACGGTAAATATACAGATCAGGAAATATCCGATTTAAGTGATTTATATTCTACTATAATAACGGGAGCGCAAGATAATATGGACACGATAAACGACATATTGGAATCTTCCGGCCTTGGAACTTTAGGAGCAGACCCAACAAAGGCTCAGGGATTGACCGGCGCAATAAAAGGAATTACAGAAGATCAGGCAAACATAGGCGCGGGTTATCTCAACGCTATCAGACTGGATATAAGACAGCAGTTGACAGTACTTACAACGTCCGCAACTATATTAACGCAAATCGAGGGTAATACCAGATACAATAGATATCTGGAAAGTATAGATGGTAGGTTTTCAAGTATAGAATCAATGATATTAGAGTATCAAGCGCAAGGGTAATATGAAAATATACAGAAACGAAATAGAGATTCAAGATATTGAGGTAGACGGGCAAACCGAACTAAAACAAAAGGTAGGAGCTGAAGACATTATTACCTCGCGTTTTACCGTTATCGAAACTAAACTTGATCTTCAAATTGGGGATTATGTTTTATTTAAAGATTCGGTTTACACGCTATTGGATGAACCACAAGTTAAGAAGGAAAAAAACTCGTTTACTTACAACCTACAATTTAAAGGCGATTTATACGTGCTTAAAAACGTACAGTTAAAGAACCCTGACACGGACGAACATGAGTTTAGTTTGTTTGGGGACGCCATTGATATGATTTCATTAATAATATACAATGCAAACAGGGTCTACGGTCTTTCCGGGCTATATTTTGCGGACTATGTAGAGCCGACGCAAGGCCAATTAATGACCTTTAAAGACGAGAATTGTTTAGCTGCATTACAGCATATTTGTAGCGAGTACGATCTTGAATATCTAATCAAAGGCAGGCAGATAACCGTCCGCAAAAAGATAGGGCAAGAAACGGGATTAGTATTTCAGTACCACAAAGAATTGCAGGACATTGAGCGCGTCACTTTGCAGAACGCTGAATTAATGACCGTTTTATATGCATTTGGCAGCACCCGAAACATAACCAACGATTACGGTAAAAAGCGGCTATCAATACCAGTACTGGAAAATAATAAAGATATATTTGGAACCATTGAAAGAACGGTAACTTTCGAGGATATTTACCCACGACTCGATGGTAGCGTAAAATCAATAGGTGACGACCCTTTTATATTTGTTGACACTTCCATTGATTTCAATATAAACGAACAACTTATAGGAGGTGCAAAAGCTAAGGTAGTATTTAACACGGGTGATTTGTCCGGTCGCGAATATGAGATAAAAGCCTACGGGGATTCCAGTAAAGAAATTCAACTTATCCCCTATGTGGACGAAACGGATTTAACAACGCCAAACCTAACTTTCCGTCCGCGCGTGGGAGATAAATACGTTTTAGTAGACATTGAAATGCCCCAAGCATATATCGATGCCGCGGAATTAGAACTTACAGAAAAGGCTACCGAACACCTTATCAAATATTCGCAGCCTCCCGTAATGTATAAAGTTGGGCCACATTATCCAGAATTGGCAGATCAGGAGTTAAGCCTAAATATGGGAGACGTTATAACTTTGCAAGACCCAGATTTTGATATATCATTTGAAACGCGAATAATAGCGTTAACGCAAAAAATAGCCAACCCGTACGAATACTCCTTAGAAATTGGCAGCGAAACAACTGTAAGTTATTTAACCAAGGTTTTGAGCGACGCAAAGAACCTAAGGAATACGATTTATTACAACGATAAATATTATAATCAACAAT